TTATCAAAATAGTTATGGATATCACCATACTCTTTAAATGCCCATACCTCAAATCCATCTAATGTCAAAGGTACTTCTAAAGGTATAGCTACTATCTCTCCTGTCTTATTAGATAAGCTGTAAGAATGTCTAGGATTGTCTTTAACTTTCTTTTTATATATAGCCCAAAGCTCCATCATTTGCTCAGGGGATTCTAATGTTCTCGGTCTACCTGCCATTATCCTTGTCTTGTATAAGTTTTCTTATAATTCTTACTTGATTTCAGCTTAGAGGTCTTACTCTTAGCATGAACACCTGGTCTCTTTACCTTAGGCTTTCTGCAGAATGATATGCTACTCTGCTTCTGTGCCATCTTCTGTATCTTCTACTACAGGCTCAGGAGTAGGAATAGGTCCTTTGACTGCTTTGTACTTTACTACTTTAGGCTCTGATACTGTTGGCTCTTCAAACATATAGCCTAAGCCTATAGACTCACAAAAAGTGTAATTCTCAGTTGAGACATTTACATTATTACCTTTGTGAGATACTTTTACTCCAATAAATTCATCTTTAATTTTCATCTCTTAGTTGTTTTAAATCGTTTTTAATCTCCTGTATCCAGTAATGGGCAGATGTAACAGGTATTCTGAAATATTCTGCCATTGCTCTAGCTGTACTGTATCCTTTGTCAAAGTAACATTGAAACACTATCAGCTTAATCCTATCAGTAATCCTCCCTCTATAAGTCTCTATCACTGCCATGTTGTTCTGATACTGCATATCTTCTCTAATCTTATCGTATAAATCAGTATCATCATCCATCACTATCGGCATAGTACTATCAGTAGCTGTCACTCTCTCCTGTCTATTAGTTAGTGAGGTAGACCATAGTATTTGCATCTTAATAGTGTTTAATAGATATGCTTTCACCTTACCAGGATCAGTCACCTCTATATCTATATTACATAAATATAAAAAAGAGTTATTTATTACAGCATCGGCAGATATTGTAGACTTCATTCTTACTAGAAAATAGTTAGTGTATTTCCTTATCTCTTTGTAGTGAGCTGATATGTAGTTGTCAAGTATAGGTCTCATACCATTGCTTGAAATCCTTAAGCCATATCTTTCTCCTCACACTACCGCAGAAGCATTCTTTGTCAGGAGTTCCTGTAAGTCTTATCTTAATGGGCTTGAGTTTTATTAGATGAATCTTATAAGACTGTTCTTTCTCAGGCAGATTAAATACCTGTTGTATTATTACTTGCTCAGCTTCAGTAAACATTCCTGTAATATAAACGATAGTAATGCTACAATAGTTGCTTCAATAAAGGACCAGGTGCAGATTAATGTTAGCCAAAAAGATATGCATTTAATACAGCTAGCAGATGAATGTAGATAGATTGCTAAATTGCTAAACCTAATTTTTCTAAAGATTGAGTCAATCAGTAGCTGTAATGGCTCAAAGTTTACTATAAACCATGATATTGCGATGTATGTTATTATGTTCATACGCAAAAATAACAAAGGCAGCCATAAGACTGCCATAAAGTTATTAATTATTTAGATAATTTTTCCACCATTTGAGGTAGAACTGCTCGTTCACAGCCTTACCATTAGTGAATCTCCAAATGGAGCAGTAAGAGACTCCGATATCCTCAGCATAATGGCTGAGCTTATATCTTTGGGTGAGCTTAGACTTGGTCTCTTTAATCATAAAGTCCTTTAAGCTCTGTCCCTTAGAAAGGGAGATCATCTGCAGGATTATCAGGTACATGAGCAGGAGCTACTGCAGCTGCAGTTAATAGCTCAATCTTCCATAGCTCTAATGAGTTGAAATGCTTATCCTGCCATTCTCTACCTCGCAGATTGAATGATGCCTCCACCTCTTCACCTACTCTACAGCCATCTAGTAGAGCTGTTTTGTCTCCTGTAGCCTGTAGGGTGATGTATTGAGGATATTTGCCATCCTCTACTGTTATTACTACTTCTCTCTTAGAGAACTTCTCAGTAACTTGTACTGTCTCGCCTATCACTTTGATAAGTCCTTTTACTTTGTACTCATTCATATTATAGTTGTTATTAAATTATACATACCTAGTATTATCAATCCATAAATTATCAGCATTAGGATCATTGCCATTGTTTTCTCGGTCATACTACTTTGTCAGGGAATGGATTAGAAACACCATACTCTAGTATAGTTAGCTCAGTAGCATATTCAACAGCTTTCTTAGCTGCATATTTAGCACTGATGCCAGGATTGTTATGTATTAGTGCCTGCATGGCTGCAATCAAAGCAGCTTCATAGAATTGAACTCTCATGTTATTTATTATTTAATTGATTAATATACTTAACATAGTACTCAGTGCAGTGATGCAACCTTTCCTTTATCTCCTCCTCAAGCTCAATGTCTCTAGTGAAGAGTAGAGTAGTGATTCTCTTCTCAGGAGCTATATGATCTACCTGATGCAGTGATAAGTTCTCCCATTCATTGAGTAGAGATGGGTGAGTAGAGACCATGCAATAGCATAGAGTAGCATAGTTCTTATTATATAACATCATGTATGCACGAAGCTGCCACTCATAGAGTTTCTCTATACCCTCTTCAGGAGTAGCAGGGAACGTTTCTAAGGACCATGAGGTCTTTATATCTATGATTTGGTCATCTAGTACTATATCAGCCTCTCCTGTGAGCCATTCGTTATTCACCCTCTCAGTGTTCTTAGAGTAGTTGCTAAACATTACCGAGTTGAATAGAGCAATAGAATCATTCTCCTGCAGATTACCCTTATTAATGTACTTATTATTCAGCTCTACATTATAACCGTAGAAATCCTGTTTAGCTACAGCTCTAATGTAGCTCTTAGTAGTTTCAGATAGCACCTCAGACTTAGTCCGAGATGCTGTCATTAGTTTTCCGAGTGAAGATGGATGCCATTTCATAGTAGCATGAGTGCTTTAAGTTGTAAATCTGTAAGCTCAAAAGTCTCTCTTAGCTTAGGGATAGTAAACTTACCATCTTGAATAGATACTAGTGCCTCCTCAAATCTTTCTTTAGATAGTCCAGGCTTAGCTGCCTTAACAGGTACACTAGCTAGATTTGCATCATCATCAACAGATTGAAGCGAGCAAAGGCTGACCAATGTGTACCTGCGGTAGTAGGTCAAACATGATCCCATTTGCTGAGGATTAAGTCCTGCAGGTAATTCCATACATGACTCTATTAACTCATTAGAATCTATACAGATTATCTGAGTACATACTGAATTGCCTTGAATAGGCTGTAATAATAGTAAACCATTCTCTAATAGAATAGGCTCTACTGCCTCAATGATTGCATTGATGTCACTGTATGACTTTTTAAAGTGTGGATTGGTAGCATTCTTAGCTACTTTGCCGATTGACTGCTTAGCCTTGTGGAGCTTTTGGTGCAGAGTTAGTACAGGTGCTGATACTACAGCTTTTGTTTTTGTTTCCATGTGTATAAATTTAAATTATTTCAACAAAGATAGTTAATTATTTTATATCTGCAATAGATTATATGTTTTATTATTTTTTATTAAACTAATAATATAAATTGAAACATTATACTCATTAGCTAATTGCTTTCCAAGTCCATGATAATAATTTAGTAATTTAATTTTTATTTCTAAAACTTGATTTTCAGTTAATTTTCTATTAGGATTTTTTCTTCCATTGGATCTATATCCATGTAATGAATTATAAGAATAAGAACACCATTCTAAATTTAATATATCATTATTTAATGGATTTCCATCTTTGTGATTAACACATTTTTCATTATTAGGATTTTGAATAAAATGAATTGCAACAAGTCTATGAAGTAGAAAATTTTTTACTTCACCTTTTTTTGATAATCTATAAACATAATATCCCTTTACGCTAATTGATTTTTTAATTATTTTATCAATACCTGTAAATGTTCCTGTTGTATTTCTTTTTAAAGACTTTACATCACCTTTTTTGTTAATTTGATATATTCCTTCATATCCAATTATATTTTTCCAAACTTTCATAAACTAAAAACCCCATTAATCAGAGGTGGACGTCTCATCATAACAGGGATTTTTTAAATTTTTTGTTAGTAGCGTCCACTCTACTAATACAAATATACTAAATTTTACTTATAAAATCATTATACCATATTATAAAATCATCAAAATTTCTAAAAATCATATAAACTCCTCCAGCTTTTTCAATAGATTGTTGATATTGCTTTTGAACTTCGCTTTGTTTATCTTTTTGCTTCACCTCAATCTTCACTGACCTACCTCTAATGGTAGCAGATATGTCAGCAGAGCCTTTAGTACCTGTGCTAGGAGTATAAGTGCCTTTAAGTTGTCTAGTGTTCTCTCCTACCTGTATCTTTTTACCCTCTCTATATACTCCCATTGTATTGATTCTCTCAGCTTGAAAGCCTGAATAGGTTAGAAAGTGAATGATACATTTAGTCAGTGCATTGGCAGAGTTATCATTCCAATC